TCCTTGACCGGTTCGGGCTTGGGGCCGACGAGATTCGTCACTGTTTCGATCCTTTCGAGGTTGAACGTGAAGTAGCCGTACGGGCGTTGCTTGTCATCGATCTGGACGTAGGTCATTCGGGTGTCGGACAGAGACACGGACCATGCACTCTTGTGTGGCGGAACCTGAACTACGGTTCCGAGCAGGCCTCCGTATGGAGCCCCCTTGATTACCTTGACCCGGGTCCCGGGTGGGACCAGGGCATCCTTCTCGTATGCTGTCATCGCATCCTCTCTTGGAGGGGGACGGCCCCCGGAAGGGCCGCCCAGCCTCTTACCGCAGGGTGTCAAACTTGTTGATGTGGGTCCGGTTCCACTTGTTCTGGATCTCTTCTCGGGTCTTTCCCGCCCCGGACCAGCCTCCGCACGAACACTTGCCGGTCAGGGTGCCGTCCTTCCCCGGCTTGCCGATCTTCAGTTTGTGACCCTTGAAACTGGGCGCCTTCGCCATCGGATCTCCTAGCTACTTGCTCGGGGGGTTAAAAAGGAAGCCTTTGCCCTTGCACCACGGGCATTTGATGGACTTCTTGCCGGTGCCGTGGACCATCTTCCCGCTTATCTCGCCCTTGCCCTTACAGGCCTGGCATTTCTTCATGATCTTCTCGGGCTTCGCCACTTCGGATCCTCTCTCTTGGTGTACCTAGAGCCTAGCATGAACCAGGCTCTAGGCGCAACCCTACTTTCCGATCCGGCGAATCGAGATCAGGTTCCCCCGGGTGCGGTTCATGATCTCCGCGATGGCGTCGGCTCTCTCGCCGTGCGTCGAATACCACTTCGTGGTCTTCACCACGGCACCGGCGACGCGAACCGCGTACTTCAGGCCGTACTCGTGGTTCTTGTCCTTCTTACTCGCGACCATGCTACTTCCTCCCGGCTCGTCGCCCGCACTCGGGGCACTTGGCGTTCTTGTGCCCGGACGGGATCTTGAAGTTGACAACATCGTGCTTGACATGGGCTCGCGTGTTCAAGCACCCGACCTCGATTTCCGGGTACAGGTCGTGCTGGTTCTTGCGCTTGGGCGGCTCTCCGCCCGTGATCCGAACGCCCATTACTTCCGCCTCTTCAGCTCAGCCTTGACAGCCTTGATCTTGGCCATCGTCTCCCGGGTCGGCTGACGCCTGTTCTGCGTCTCCAGGGCCCGGAGCAGATTCCGCAGGTTGTCCGGGGAAAGGTCCTTGATCTGGGTCACTTGCTCTCCTCTCGTGGTGTGAATCCAGGATAGCACGGGGCCGAAGCCCCGCGCAACCCCTGATTACTCGTCCCAGCGCTTGGTGTTCTTGTTCCGGCCTCGCTCATCGTACAGGTTGTAGTCCGGGCCGCTGATCTTCTTGGCGTGCTTCCGGCACGTGTACGGGCCCTTGCACTTGCCGCCCGAGCACTTGTCTTTCTCACGGCCCCGTACGGCGGTCAGCTTCTTCGTACGCTGGATAACCTTGGCCTGGGTACCCCCGGCCTTGACGTTCTTGTTCATGCGTTTACAGGCCGTCTCAGCCTCCCGTTTGGAGCCGTACCCCCACTTCTCCTTGCCGCCGAACCGGATGCCCCACTCGGTTTCCGACTTTCCGAAAATCCCCATCACTTACCCCGCTTCTTTCGCATACCCTCACGGGCCTTGCGCCGGTTCTTTTCCTTCTCCGCCTCGGATGCGTTCTTCCAGCGATCCGCCGCTTCCTTACGGCGCTGGGGCTTCTGGCACTCGGTACACGCCAGGCCCCCGCGTTTCGGGTACGCGGAGCGCGGCTTCATCTTCCCGCACATCGAACATCGCTTCTCGGTGTACCCGTGCTTGGTTCCCATTCGGTCCTCCCTCTCCCAGTGTCTAAAGACTACACCCCGGGCCAGAACCGGTCAAGCCCTGGCCCGGGGGAGTTCTAGTGCTTACGCCCGCCCTGGATGGCCCAGTAGGTGGCCGGGTCCGAGGCCTTGAGCTTCTGGAGGAACTGGAGCGCGTCCCCGGCGCTCTTCATGCTGTGAAGCTTCTTGAGGGCCTTCGCCGTCTTCTTGGCCTGGTCCATTTGGTTCCTCTCTCCGTTGGTGAAACCAGCTTAGCACGGGCCCCGGCAGGGGCAGAAGCCCCCAACCGGGTGAATCCTCAGAGTCCGAAAGCGTTGCGGATCGCGAGGTGGGCACCGGCCTGGTTCGGGAACTCCTCCGAGTACCACGCGCGGTGCCAGGTGCCGTCGCCCATCAAGGTCTCCATCTGGGCGAACCAGCCCCGGCGGTACAGGTGGACCAAGCTGTAGCGTTCAGTCTCGGTGTCGAGGATCGTCAGGAACTCGTAGTGGTCGTTTCGCATTTCGTCCTCCGGGGCTTGTCCCTTGCTGATATAAGAAGATTACCCAGAGGGCACGCCAAAGTCAACCCCTACGTTTGTGACCCAGGCCACACTTGACAGGGGTTGACCCTAGCGCTAGATTAGTTCATGGTGGGGAAGGTTTACTTCTGAGCGTCCTGGACTACCAGCACGTCGTGGCGCCGGTGGTACTCGTTGTGGCGCCGGTCCCGGAGGCTCCGGTTATCGCCGTACCAATACGTCTTCCACTTCCCGTCCGTGTACTTGACCTTGAGGCCGTAGTCCGGCTTCTTCTGCTTCGGCCCGAAAGTCTTCACTTCTCGTCCACCTCTGCCCAGCAGGCGAAGTAGCCTGCGCCGTCAACCTTGTTGTCCTCGGTCGGGGCGTTCATCTCCCGGGCCATCTTGACCAGGATCATGAGCGCAGCCGTGTCCCCGGGCTGGAGCTTGACGCCCTCTTTGAGCTTGTCCTGGAGCCACACGTTCCAGAAGTCGGCGATCCGCTGGAAGTTGTCTTCCGGCTCCCCGTACGAGGAGTTGCGGTCCGTGGCCGTGATCCGCTTGGCCTCGTCCAGGACACGGGCTCGAACCGTCTGCCCGGGTGCCTCTTCCACCTTGGACACGATCAGGTAGTCGTTGTACGCCGCACGGCTAGTCTCTTCCCAGGAACTCTCACCGCAGAAGCTGGTGTCATTCTCGTAGCCCCACGACCACCGATCCGTGCCAACCCTGGTCAAGTAGGCGATAGGCGAGTCCCGGTCTTCGAACTGAGTTACGTTGCCCGGATCCACCGTGTTCTTGCGGATCCGGTCCCCGATTTTGTAGATCTTCATTCCCCGTCCTCTCTGTTCAGCCATCGGGCCAACTCTCGAACTTCGGCCGGTCCGATCACAGTGTATCCGACCCAGGTGTTGGTGTCAACATCCCAGGATCGAACCGTTACATGCCCGTCAACGGGGGACCGGGTAAATCGAACCCGGCTCCCCGCGTCGCGGTACTCTTTGTGCATACTCACTTGGTGCGGCCCAGAATGAACCGGGCCAGTTCCCGAGCTTCCGTGTCGGTCAACTCGACCGGGTCCCCGTGCTTCTCGCCTTTGCGCTTGGTCTCGAACACGATGCCCGGGATCACGGGCCATCCGGCCACGATCAAGGTATCGCCGTCCTGATCCGTGTATTCGCGCCGGAACTGCTTGGCCATGGTCGACATCACTCCCCCCTCAGGAGTTCGATCAATGCCTCGGTGTCTTCCTTGGTCAGGGTAACATACCCCGAGAAGGTCTGGCCCGGATTTGCGGTTCGGATCACCGTTTGCCCGTCGTCGAAGTGGCTGATCCGAGCACGGCACCCATCCACATCTTCGAAGTTGAGTTCGCCGTTGTCGTACGATCCCTTGATTTGCATCATACCTCCGCTCCGTAGAGTGAGCCCCACGATCGGCCGCCCACTTCTGCATCTGTGCCGATGAACACAGGACCCATCGGCTCTGACATCAGCTCTGCGATCCTAGCACCGCCCCACTCGGCCTGTCCAGCCGGGAGGCTGCTCAGGGTCTCGTCGTGGATCGGGAGTCGCATGTACGGGGTGAACCCCGCCTTGTGCAACCTCAAGATACCACGGGCCGTGACATCCCGTCCAGTCCCCTGGACCATGTAGTTCATCGCCGCGTACGCGCGGTCCCGGTCCACGTACATCACACGGCCCGAGGGGGAGACCACGTACCCGTCACCCTGGGCCTGAGCCATCAGGCGCCGGGAGTACTTCTGGATCTCGGGGTACCGCAGATCGAACGCGTCCACGACGCGCTTAGCCTCGGGGAACGAGAGTCCGGTTTGCTCGGCCACAGTCTTGGCCCCACCGCCGTACACCCGTCCGAAGTTTACCGTCTTCGCGTACGAACGCTGGACGTCTTCCTTCGTGACCCAGGACCCCCACGCGGCTTGCGCCGTCATGAGGTGGAGATCATCGCCATTGACGAACGCCTGGATCATAGTCGGGTCGCCGGACAGCGCGGCCAGGATTCGAAGCTCCTGCGCCTGGTAGTCGACCGACACCATGAGGTGCCCAGGGTCCGCGATAAAGCACCGGCGGATAAGCCAGTCCTTCGACGGCAAGGTCTGAGCCGGGATACCCGTGATGGACATGCGTGCCGTACGCGCCCTCAGAGGGTTGATAGACGCGTGACAACGGCCTTGCGCGTCCATCCCGTCCAGGAAGGATTCAACCCACGTGGTGCGCCATTTACGGGCCTTCTTAGCCTCGGTGATCCATTCGGCCAACTGGCCGGGCTTGTTGCCCGCCTTGAGCTGTTCCTCAAGGAAATGCTTGTCGACCTTCCGTTTGCCGCTGGGGGTCCGGCCCTTGATCCGAACGCCCAGCGCTTCGAACGCGTCCGCGACCTGCTCGGTGGAGTTCACGTTCTCCAGGCCACCGAACATCTGGACCGAAGTGAGAGCCTTCTCTTCACGCTCGATCAGCGTATCGCGGAGCCCGAGGGTGTACTCCTCGTCCAGGAGGAATCCGCCACGCTCGTAATACGAGAGTACTTCGGCTAGTTCATGCTCGAACGAGATGAGCGGCCGGGACACGACTGGAACCCGGGGCTCCAAAGCCTCCATGCCTCGGACGTTGAGGATCGGGTCCATGCCCGCGTACAGGTTGTACCCGTGGTGGTCTAGGGGCACGACCTTCCAGACCTTGGCCTTGGTGGTCTTCAAGGACTTGGCGATCTCGACCATGGAACCCTTGACGCGCTCCGCGATCTCAGCATCGATGTAGACCCGGGTAATGTCTTCCAGCTTGGTACCGGTCCCGCCCTCTTCCCGGCCCCTGGAATCGACCAGGTGCGCATAGATCTTCAGGTCCTTGGTCTTGGGCCAAAGCTCTTCCATCGGCACGCCTAGGCAGCGTTCTACGACTTGAAGATCGAAGGCTGCGTTCTGGATGATCAGAACTCGAAGCGCCTTCAGGGCGCGGATGACCTCGAAGGCCCCGAACAGTTCCACGGGGATCACGTACGCGGTGTCCCGGGTTCCGAACTGAGCAAGCCGGAGCTTGTAACCCACAGAATAGATGTCCAGGCCCGTGGTCTCCGTGTCGAACGCGAGGCCGCGAAGGTTAGCCCTGATGAAGTCCCGGAACTGTTCGAGGTCCTCGGGCCGTTCAAGAACGTAGATCTTGACCGGCTCTCCGGCTACCCGTTCTTCGATCAGCTTCACGGCGTGTCCTTATCCAAGAGGTAAACATCCTCGATTCCGTCGCCGGGCTCAGTCCTCTGGATTTCGCCGTATTGCCCCCTCACGGCCACGTAGACGGACTCGGAACCCATCCCCATGTCCTCGTACCCGACGAGCTCCCTAATCAGCTCAGAGACTGTCACAGCCCCTCCTACGGGGGGAAGGGGCCCCGGACCCTCGAATGAGAGCCCGGGGCCAGTCGATCAGAACGGAGGCGCGTCGTCCGTAGCCGGGCCCGTGGGCTCAGCGTTGAACGTCTTGGCCTGTGCCGGTGCTACCTCTCGGGCACCCACGCTCTCAGCCGGAGCCGAGTACGTGGTACGCGCGCCCGGGGTGGTCTCCTCGGGGCGGGCCTCGCGAACCACGCCGTCGATGTAGCCCTTGGGGTTCTTGCCACCCCGGCGGTGATAGACCCACGTGCCCGGTTCCGGACGAAGCCGGAGGATGCCGTTCCGGAATACGGCGGTGGTGTACTTGAACTCGTACTCCTGGCCATCGACGCCCGTGTACATCACCCGAGGGATGTCGTGGAGGTCTGTGGGCTGCTGGGGCAGCGTGCCCTTGGGGATCGTGATCAGCTCCACGGACTTGACCTGGCCCACGAACTCGTCACCCTCGTTCTTCAGGGAAACGAAGTTGAACTCAGGGCCCTCGGGTTCCGGCGCACCGTTCCACGCGCTAGTCATATGTTCCTACCTCTTTCAGTTGGTGGGCGGGTTGTGGAACTCGTATGCACCCTCAGCCTTGGTGCACGAATCCCCGTTGTACGGACCCGGGCACGCCCACGCGTACCACAGGTTGCCGTTGTCGCTCATCTTCGACCGGAACACCTTGGTCCCGTGTCGGCATTCCGGCGCCGGTTGCGGGAACCAGGCCGGGGGTTCTGTCGCCCCTTGGGGTTTACCCGCAGGGCTTACGCTTTTCCCGCCGAAGCCTGCTTCTTGGCCTCATCGGCCTGCACTGCGCGGGCCAGGTCATTCCACCGGAGCGAGACCTTCCAGAGGATATCGAAGTCCGAGGCTTCCGGGCCGACCTCGATCTTGAGAAGCGCGGCCAGGTCTCGGGGCGAGCCCTTGACGTTGATCAGAGAAGCGTCGTACGAGCCCGAGGGCTTGAGGCTCAAACTGATTTCCAGGGCCTTGTACGCCACCTGCGGGCCGAACGGATCCTCAGCCATTCTTGTTCTCCTTATCCAGGCTCAGGTTTTCGAAAGTGATCTTGTACTCTTCGCCGGTGGCGGACTGCACCGTGAGAAGCACGGTCTTGGCCTCGTTCGGGGTGGCTACGCCGCTAACCGTGAACACGTCCGTGTCCGCTTCACCGGTGACCAGGTTCAGGCCAGTGATGACCAGACGCCCAGCTTCTTCAGGGGGTGTCAGGGCTTCTTTGAACTGGTTCTCCAGATCGGCCCAGCCACTCTCGATTTCGGGTTCCTCAGACATTGACCTTCCTCCCTTGATTGATGTTGTTCATGCAATCCGTCAAGGCGCGGACCGCCGCGCGGATCACATCCTTGTCGACGGGCCCTGTGCTCCCGTACACGTACGCTGCGTAGATCAGACGCGAGTATACCGGAAGAACCCGGGCCAAGTAGCGACACCCCTCATCCAGGTCAGGGAGATTGGCCGTGATCTTGTCCCGGCTATTGATCAGGCTTCCCGACTTGAGAAGGTAGGTCACCTCCCCGACCGAGTACAGCGAGTTGCCGGTGTGATACTCGAACTCGGCCACCTCGGTCAGAACCAACCCTCGGGCCGCATCTACGAGGTACTTCCGGCGCCGGTACGAAGGCATGTCCAGAAGGGTCGGCATCCGGTTCCCGTCGAACAGGAACAGTGACAGATCCGAGGTCAGCGTGTCGGTATCGGTCACGGAAGGCCAGTCCCCCGCCACTAGCTCAGCGGCTTCACGAATCTGGGGCCCCAACACTGTGAACACTCGAACCCCTTCTGTCATCATGGTGGCTGTCATCGCTTCTCGACAGTCAAATCGGCCCGGCCTACCGAGGTCCAGCCCCGGCAGTCCTGGCACTGGAACTGCTGGTACTTCGCTACCCGCGTGGTCCGATATCCCCGGCTGTGCAGATTGCCGGACCCGCACTTGGAGCATCCGGCACCGCCGTACAAATTCCAGTTCGGAACCGTGTCCAACCACGGGAGAAGGTAGTTATACAACTCGATCAGGAGATGTACGTCTTGCTTGTTGTACTTCTCCATTCGAGCCCAGGCTTTCGGGTCGTTGTTCATGCACTTGACCCAAAGAGCGAACCCTTCGTGGCTGACCTTTCCCTTCCCGAGAAGAGCATTAGCCACGTATTCCAGCTTGTTCGAGGGGAACTTGAACTTCTTCTTCACGGCCCGCATGAGGTCAATTTCCTTAACCTCGCTATACGGACTCCAACCCAGCTCCACGAATTCCCGGTTCGCGTGCTTAGTATCAAATCCCTGACCGTTCCAGGAAACAAGGCCATCAGCCTGATCCATCAGGTCGTACAAGGACCAAAGCATGTTAACCCGGGACTGTTGCATCTCGTCGTCATCGGTACCGTCAACGCGATGGAATACGATGCTCGACTTCGGCTCGTCGATCCAGCGGGCCGCGAACGAGATCATGCCGCCCGGCTTGATGATCTGGCCAAGGCTGACAGGGCTCTGATCGTAGAGCCCCCAGCGGAACGCTTCGATAGGACGCATCTCGATGTCCCACGCCAGTAGCTTCATGCAGTGTCCCTTCGTAGCCCGCACAAGTAGTCAGCCAGCCCAGTGGCTGGGCCATCTCGACCGGACCGCAGATCGCTTACCCGGACACCGCCACAGTAGCTCCACGGGTTCCCGTAGTAGATGCCGTCCGACCCGACGTAGCTGGGAGTGTCGATCCGCTTGGAGAAGGACTCCAGCAAGAATTCATCATTCACGGGTGTGCGCTCCCTCCGTTGATCCCTATGTTACACGGTGACCCCAAAGGGCCCGGACACGCTATCCGGGCCCCTGAGGTGGCTCTCAGAGCCGCTTGAGCCGTGCCTGACGCTGGGCTTCCCGCCGGGCCTGCGCCTTCTTGTCGGCTGCGTTGTCCATGACCTTGATCAAGCCCGTGATCACGCCCACGACCAACAGGATGGCCAGCACGAAAAGGAACGGGATCCAGAACGGGGACAGGACCCAAAGCCAGGGCCAGTCGATGACGTGGCCCAGCTTCAGGCCGATGAACAGGACGCCCAGGAGACCGGCCACGCCGACTCCTCCGTTGCTGCTACGTGTGTCACTCATCGCTTGCACCCTTCGAAGTTGGGGATGACAGCCAGACCAGATCCGAGACCGCCACCGTTGGGACCGCCCGCGAAGTCCGATCCCCGGGACGTCACACCCCACAGGTTGCCGAACTTGTCACAGACGATCGAAATGTTCCGGAACCCTTCAGGCATCCCGATGATCTGCTCCGGGGCTACCATCTGGATCCGGTCGGACGTCGGGTCCGGGCTCGACTGCTTGGTGTCGCCCTCGCACGAAGCGCCCATGATGAGCACCCCGGCCAGACACCCCGCCAACATGACGTACGGGTTCTTCAAAAGCTTCATGACTTGCCCATCCTCTCCAGGATCTTGTCAACACCGAACTTGTGCACGGTGCTATTTACGTCTTCCCCGAGGTCCATCGGAATGACCCGGGCGTTCGGGAGCTTCGCCGCGACTGTGTTCCCAAACTGCATTCCGGCCGTGTCCCCGTCGCACAGGATGTACACGGTTTCGTACCCGAGGAAGATCTCGGTAAAGTGGTCTTGCCATGTGGTTGCGCCCGGGGCTCCCACACAAGGGATACCGTACGCGGATGCGGTCAGGGCGTCAAGCTCACCTTCCGAGATCGAGATCTCGTCATCGTTCGTGACCGCGTCGTACGTGTTGAACAGCCGGGGCTTGGCTCCCGCCGCGTACAGGTACTTCTTGTCCTCGCGGAAGCACGGGACCCCAGGCACGACCCGGTACTTGATGTCCACGACGGACCAGGTGCCCTCTACCGAGCGCCGGAGGTACGGGATGGACATCCGGCCCCGGAACATTTCGTGCCCGACCTGGGGCTCACTCACGAAGCCAAGGCGGAACCGCTCGATCCGATCCAGGGGAAGCCCCCGTTCCTCCTCCAAATACTGGGCGGCCACGCTTTCGGGAAGCGCGGCGTGGTACTTGGTCACCGCTTGCTGAAGCGATTTCTTCAGCGTAGCGGACTGCTTCACGGTACCCCACCTTCCTTTCTCGCATCACGATTTTGATGGCGTCGCCCTTGAAGTCGCACGCTTGGCAGCGGACCGCGTCCAGCTCCAAAGAGATGGAGCACGAAGGGTTAGCTTCCGGATGGTCCGGATTCGGGCACAGACACCTCGTCCAACCGGTCTGCCTGACCCGAGCCGGTGGATCCCAAGAGGGGAAAAAGTGGCATAGTACCGCTACGATCACGGGACCGGCTCCTCTCGACGTGGTAGTCGAAGTCCAGGTATCTCTGGGCTTGGCGCAACGATAACACACGATACCCGTGGAACTGCCAGTACTGCTCTTCGGGCCAGAGAACCGTTCCGTCTTTACGACGCCGTTGCCAGGACCAGACTTCGTACAACCGGGTGGGAGCACCTTCTAGGTTCGAGCGCTCCCACCCCTGGACCGGGTCGTTCATCACACCAACTCGGAGCCCTTGATGTACTTCTCCGCCAGTTCCCGGGCCCGCGAAGCAAGAACGCAGGTGTAGTCATCGGTCGCGGCGCGCAACCCTTGCCGAGTCGAGAGTTCGCCGTTGACCGTCTTCCATTCCCGTTGGTGGAGCAGGCTGATCCGCTGCACGCTCGGAGCCAGTGCCCCGTACGAGAGGTCGGACCGGTACAGGATGTGATCGGCACCGTTGAACTGGTAGTACACGTACCCGTCACCGATGCGCGGGAGCTTGAACTTCGGAAGTTCGACCTTGGGCTCTTCGGCCTTCTCTCCGGCGAGGAAAACCCGGAACTTCTCGGCCAGATCCATCAAGTCGTCCGGTGTCCCAGCCCAATCCTTCGAGGTCCACTTGATGGCCCGTTCCAGGGCCTGGAGACGGATGTAACGATCGTCGATGCTACTCATTTCTTCTCCTCTTTCTTGGGTGGTTGGGGTGTGTACGGATGCGGGGGACACGCGTGGCGTCGGACCATCAGCATGTGGCCTCTGAAACCCGACGCCCCGCACTGGCACTTCATTCCAGGCATCCCGGGCTTGACGCCAGGGCCGGGGACGGACGCCCCGAAGAGCCGCCGTCCCGGGTGTACGACATGAACACCCGAGTCCCGTGCACGCACCAGGTGTACACGGCCGGGAGACCGTCCGGCATGTCGAACTTGGTCAGGCCCGGAGGGTAGGTGCCGGGACTCTGAGCCGGAGCGGGGGCCGAAGCCCCACACCCGACCAGAACCACTAGCGCCAGGCCTAGGACCATGGCAAGGTGCTTCACCGGTTCGCCTTGCGCGAAGCCTTCTGACGGGCGTTGAGACCGCGACGCTTGGCCTTGACGTTCTTGCGCACGGTACCCGCGTACACGTGCTTCTCCAGCTTGTTCAGGGCGAACAGCACGGCCTTGGCGTAGGCCGAGGTCTCGACGACCGGAGCCTCTTCCTCGTCTGCGTCGTCGGTGTCCGTGGGCTCGGGTGTCGAGCCCACACCCCAGATCTTCTCCAGCTCCCGGGCAGCCTTCCAGTCCTCGGAGTCCCGGATGTCGCGGACCAGGACGGCGGTCTCCACGTTGGTGCGGGACAGGACACCGGTGTTGTGGGACTGCACTTCGATCTGCACCACACCGTACAGGTGCTCTTCCGGGACCCAGGTGACCGTGTACTCGACCTTGCCCTTATTCTTGCGAATGACGTCACCGATCTCCAGGACGGTCAGGCCCGCTTCGTTCTTCCGCATGTCTTACTCCTCTGTTGTGGTACTCGTTCTTGTCTGAGAGCTACGCTACGGGGTGACCCCGGCCCAGTCAACCAGGGTCACCCGTTCGGGCTAGTGCCCGGAGTCCTCGGGGTGGTCAAGCCCGAACAGCGTGTACCCGTCCCAGCGGGCCCGGTAGAATCCCTCGCCCTGGCGCTGGTACATCCGCCACGCCTCGTGGATTGCGCCCATGCTTTCGTTGAACTCCACGGTCTCGACGTGGACGAACTCGCCGGTTTCGAAGCTGTACCTCTCGATGGTCCCGGTGTGCTGCGCCATGTTCGCTCCCTTGTCCGTGCTGATAGGAGCTACATTACACGAACCTGGATCGGTGTCAACACCTGATCCGCCGGAGGATGTTTCAGGTAGGTAACGGCCCGTTCCAGCGCCGCAACCGAGTCCCGGAGGTGCCCGAGCACGTCCCGGTTACACGGGTTGCACAACAGACCCCGCACCTTCCCGGTCTTGTGGTCGTGGTCCACGGACAGCCGCCGTCGCTTGCCGGTGGCTCGCTGGCAGATGAAACACTTGCCGCCTTGGTACCGGAACAGAGACCAATACTGTTCAGCCGTGATCCCGTACGTCTTGAAGATCCATTCACCGTGCTTCTTGTCCGCGATGGCCTTCTTGCGGGCTCGCTGATGTGTGGCGCACCGTGGCCCAGGAGCCGTAACGGGACGCCTAGTCCCGGGCGGGCAATCTTTACACCCACCCGAGACCTGGCGGGCCCTGGTCACTCTACGTCCTCCCAGACGAGAGCCGACTTCTGGATCTTGACGGCCGGGTACTCGATTTGGTCCTTACCGGCCCGTTCCCGGCACAGCTTGTTGGCGGCTTGGTGCTGGACACGACCGTTCCGGGCCTGCCGCGCACCCTGAATTGTGTTGAACAGCTTGGTGGCGTTGTTCCAACCGCCGATCCGGTCGTCGGGGGTTCCGCTTTCGGTCACGCGGTACACTTCGTCCTTCATGACTTCGCTATCCTTTCGAGTTCGGTGATCAAATCCATCGCCGTTTCCTTGACCTCTGTGGCCTGCCGACGAAGCTCCTGGTTCCCATCGTAGTAGCAGGCCAGGTTCTCCGCTTTGATCGCGTCGGTCACAGCCTTGCGTGCGCTGTCCGCGACTTGCATCACGTAGTTAGGTGAGCCTCGCATCAGTATCCGTCCTCTCGTCGTGGGTCTCTGGCGTACGGATCGACTGTACCTGGTGCCCCTGGGATTGCCAATGGCATCGCCGAAGTCTGATCCGAGAACGTCATGGTAGAGCCTTCGAAATCCAGTTCCGTGTAGTACTCGCCCGAGGGATCGAACTTGGCGCCTCGGAGCTTGACCGGGGACACACCCACCGACCCTGGGCCCGCGCGGAACAGGGTCAGGATCATCTGGGGCACGCGCCCGATCTGGCCCTTGACCCCCGACATCGGGATCGGTCGGTTCTGGTCGTTGTACGGGCCGTTCACATGGTGTAGTCCGATGACACAAGACTGGGTCTCTCGGGCCATTTCGTTGGCATAATCCAAGAAGACTTCCAGGCCGCCGAACGGATTCTCCGCGTTGTCCTCAGTACCGTTCCGGACGTTGGTGATGTTATCCACAACGGTAAGAGCCGGGTACTCTCCGTACAACTCATCGAAGGCTTCCATGCTCTTCTCGATATTCGAGAGCTTCGGCGCGGCCAAGAAATTGAACCGGATCGGGATTTGTTTCAATTCCTCGGCCTTGACCAGGGTACTCGGCAGTACTTCCTCTCCTCGGGCGTAACGCTCGGTCTCGTCCATCGTGATCCCGGTATGGATCGAGAATGACCGGGACACCTGGGTGAATGCGTCCGAGTCAGCAGACATGTACAGCGTAGGAACCCGGGATCGAACCGCTTGGGTCAGAGCCAGGGCCGATTTGCCCGTGCCGGGGCCCGCGCAGATCAGGCACAGTTGCCCGCGCCGAAACACGATCTTCATGTCTTCGAATGACTGGAACACGGTGGGCAGCGGATCTCCGGCCGCGCCTCGAATCCTGCGTGCCTGAACGATCGAGTACATATCACCTCTTTCTATTCGTCGATCGATAACACGGCAATAGTATTAACCGGATACGCCGTGGTCCAGTCACACTCCGAGCACCCCAGCTCTACCCACCCGTCCCCGTGCTTGCGATACATGGTCTCTGTGTCCGGGTCGTATCGAAACTCTGGCAATTCGTTCAGGTTACTCATATCACCTCTTCTTAGGGCACTTGCACCGGTACTGCTTGCACCTCGGGCATACTTCTTTCTTTCCCATTCATGCGTCCTCCGTTTTCTGTTCGAGTATCTCCCACCGCTGTTTACCACAATCTCGGCATTCGCGCAACATTCTGCGCCCCGTGGTTCGCTTCCCGGGATGCCAACGCATTTCGCACTGCGGATCTTCGAACATGTTCGAGTAGATCGGTTCAAGCCAGGGCTTGGTAACATCCTGGAATTTCCGAATAGTGCGGATGTAATGAAGCGTGTACTCCCCGCACTTGACGCACGTCCCCCAAGCCCTAGACACGGTACTTGCAGCTCGATTGTACCGAGCAGAACATGCACTTCGATGCTTCGGGCTTGGCCGGGAAGTTACCCGCCTTGACACCCTCGTCCAGGGCCTGGAAGTCCTCGGCTAGTTGCTGCTTAACGACCCGGGTCAACTGATAGGGAATTGTCGGCTTGCCGGTTCGTGTCATGAAGAAGTCTCCAGACTCGACGTGCATCCAAGAGCCCAGGGCTTCTACGGCCAAGGCGTACGTCGCCAACTGCTCGGGGCCTCCGGGCAAGCGTCCGGTCTTGTTGTCTCGGACGATGATGTTGTCATCTTCATCCCAGCCTACCCAGTCGATGAACCCCCGGACCCGAACACCTCCGATCTCGATCTCGAACGGGAACTCGATCATCGGCTTGCCGGGCTCACCGAACGTGCTCGGGACGAAAGGTTTCTCGTCTGGGTGCTTCTTGTACCAGGCTATGTACCTCTCGACGTGCTCTTGCCCGATCTTGTACCGCCGGGCGATGTCTTCGGGGCCCTTGTACGGCCCAGACGAGAACCAGAACTTCGGGTTGGGCGTAGTCTCCAGCAACAGGTCCGTGCTGGCCCTGTACTGGTCCCTGAAGACCTGTAATGCCTCCTCCGGTGTCATCACCCTATCGGACAGTTCCCACGCCTCAGCGGCCGAATGAACGGCTGTTCCCATCGGAAGCCAGGCGGCAGGCCTCTGCCAGACCTGTTCGACCCGTTCCAGGTAGTACATGTACGGGCACCGTTCGTAACTGTTGAGCTGGGAGTACGAGCGGACATCGGTCATGCGAACCGCCTCCGATCGGATACGTAGCTGATCGTGACCCCGGTCGATAAGGCAACATCCTCCTCCGTAACACGCGAGTTGTCCATCCGACGCGTGATCTCGGCCCATTCGAGCCGGTACGGGCGCCTACCGCATCGTTCCCGGTTCAAGGCTCGGGTAACGATCACCTCGTCATACCACTCGCGATCCAAGGCGCGGATCGGCGCAGGTCCGAACTCGTCCTCCCAGCCGTCCGGCGGCTGCCTACGGCCTCGGTACGGGTCTCCGGTCTTGATCAGGGTGCCTGCTGCTCGCTTGGCTTGTTCCCGCTCGTTCTTGGCCGTTGTGCACGACTGCTGACCGCTCGGGTAAACCTTCCAAACACATGCCTCCGTGTGAACGTGCACGCGGTGCCTCCTCGGTCAGGTCTGATAGTTCCTCAAGTACACGATACAGGCCCGGAGCTTCGATCTCTAGCACGCTCCGGGCCCGATCGCTCATCCTCCAGTAGGCGCCTGTCTCCCGGGCCACTCGGAGGATCGTGGACCGGCGCTCACTCATGGCGTCACCAGTTGCCACCCTTGGCGATCCGGACCATGCGACCCCGGGACGGCTGGGAGGGCTTACGCCCGGTCAAGACCCGAGCCACGTCGTTGTGGCCTGACTGGAACGTAGCCACGACTCGGAAGTCCCACCCCGCGCCTTCGACCCACCAGAGTTGAGTCAGGGTGCCGACCTTGAGGGCCGGAAGGTTCCCATCGCGGATCGCATACGCGACTGTGTCTCCGATCCGAACTTCCTGGCCCAGCATGTCGGTGAACTTGGGCGGGTGTTTCGGTTCCAGGTCGATATCGTAAATCCTGCTCATGTCTTCCTCTCTAGAGATCGTAGGCGACAAGCTCGCCTTTGCGGTTGTACCCGATCTGCTCACAGTCTACGGCACCGGCCCAGGCCGGGCGCCGGTACCCCAGCTTGCGCTGTTCGTCATAGTTGATCTCGTCCGCACCTTCATCCGCGTTCAAGTTGTTCACGGACTTCACACGTTCCATCATCAGAACCCCGTCCGGGAGCAGGTGGCACTCCGCGATCGGGACGCCCTCCCAGCGTCGAAGCGCGTGCACGGCGTCTGTTCCGAACGTCTGTCGAGCCTTGTCCAGGTCCATCCCGGTCTGAACCGCATACTGTGCGGCTTCGACTCGGTTCTTGTAGTTGTCCCCGGGGTACTTGGCCACCTTGAACACCCACTCCTTGCCCACGTAGGCGCGGCGAGTGCAGCCGGAATACTCCGGGTACCGGGACCGGAACGACTTGGGCCGGTCGACCAGACCCGCTGAAGTACGAGCCGAAACCCGCCGTGAGGCCTCTACGACCGGGCGGATCTCGTGGGACGGGACACGGTACCGTTTCCGGCCGCCGTTGACCGGGACCAGGGTGTACTTGTAGTTCCAGTCACCGCCTTGCTGGTAGGCCTTGTACACGGTGGTACCGTGCTTGCCGTACATCACTTCGGTGCCGTCTTTCATGCCTCTCTCCTCTACTCTGCTGCCCAGGTGTCACGAAGCTTGCGCTTAGCGTTACTCCATCGCTTCCGGATGGCGGCGGGGGTAGTCCTGAATCGCTTGGCCAGAGGCGCGGTGTAGTCCTTGCCGTCCGGGATAGGAGCCCCGTCCACGATGGCGTAGACGAGCCTGCTCTCTCCCCGGGTCAACCCCGCGATCTCCGTGACCTCTTCCACGAACTTCCGAGGATCATCGTAGACCACTACTTCAGGTTCCACAAGGGTCTCAATGATGTCCGTTTCATCCCGGTATTCGAGGACCCGATTCCCGGTCGCATCCCATAGACCGGTCCGGGACACGGGGCCCAGAACGTCGTCAGCGGTCGCTGAGCTAGGGTCCAGGCCCTTGGTCAGGCACATCGCTTCCCAGGGGGTGCCGTGGATCTCGTGGGCCTGTGCCCAGGCCAGGCGCAGGTTGATCATTCGATATCCTTTCCATAACGATCGGCCTTCTGGGATTCAGCGACGAGGTGATCGAGCAAGGTCAAGAACGGGTGCGGCCATCCAGCCTGGCCAGCTCGGTTTCGGAACTCCATGATCGAATCCACGGAGAGCCAAAGCCGGAGTTTCTTCTCGTCTCTCATGGTTCGGACCGGCCAGGCCACCGGCCTGATCGGATCTTCAGCGGGCATAGTCATGTCTCGTCCTCTCTGGGTCGTACTTCCAGTCTAGTACGGGGTGTCAAACGTCTCGGGGACACGGAGCTTCAGGGCTGGCCAACAGGGCGTCATACTTGCCCCAATCCGCACGACGGTTCCCCTTTTTGGAGTTGCACCCGACATGTGAGACTGCTGCGTTGGCGATTACATCTCCGGGGTGGAGCCTCTCGGTTTTCAGGCTTACAGGAACCAAGTGATCAAGTGACCAAGCCCCGCGTACAGGCTTGCCGCAAAGGTGGCAGATTCCCTGGTCCCTCCGGTAGACGTCAGAGCGACGGTACGGCACCCGGGGCAGATTGTCAAGCCGAGCGTCTCTACGGACTCGCAAGGTGATCCCCCGCGCTCGATCTCTCCGCTCGCACCACCAGTAGAAGTCCGTTACGCAGTCGTTACAAACTGGTTGCACGCCCCACCACTCAGAGGCCTCTTCAGGGAAGCAGGGTCGACTACACACCGCACACACGCCTAGGCGGTAAGTGACCATACCCTGGTGGTGGCCTAGCAGGGGCTCTATGGTCGGTCTGCCGGGGAGTCCATCATAGAACCACCGGCCATCTGGTACAAAGTACCGGTCTTCACGCTTGAGTTTGGGCATGGCTCAGACTGTACCACACAGCCCCGACCTGGAAAAAGTCATGGTTGCCCACCTAGGTATATGGGTTAAGAACTTAGACCTAGGAAACAAGGATCTAAGGAGTCTAGGGATGAGAGGGCCCCCGGAGGGCCCCCAAAATCCTCTGACCTGGGAAAAGTCTCGATTACCCACCAGGGTAGGGACAAGTTACACGAGTCCAGCGCACGTACACGTATAAGCGTGGACCTGAACATGATCCTTACACCAGATCCTCGGGTAGAGCCGTTGAGGTTCTGTTCCTCCTCTCCGGAGCCTCCGGCTCCCCGAGGGTCATATTGGCCGGTCGTCTAACGGTAAGACCAGATGCTGTTAACGTCTCCAATGTAGGTTCGAATCCTGCCCGGTCAGCTCGGCAGTAGTGCTAGGTCTCTGCCCTTGGGGATATGAAACCCCCTGAAATCAAATTCCTAGCTATCGGAGATTAGCTCAGTTGGAAGAGCACTCGGTTGAAGCCCGAGGCGCGTAGGTTCGATTCCTACATCTTCGGCGTTGGAGAGATCCGGGGTCCAGCACTCGGCGACTAGTTGAGAAGCTAGCGTAGTTCAAATGGATAGAACACTCCAAGTTATGGATTGTGCCGCCCGGGTGGCTGGGCACCGGCTTCGAAACCCGGGATGGTAGGCATTGACCTAGGGGTTCGACTCCTCCACTCTCCGCTGGATCTAGGCGCGCCCCGCAGGGCGCTGGATAGCCGACATCGACTCCGGTAAGAGCGAGGTCTAGATCCTTAATCTTGGATTGGTGTGGCTGGGATCCACAACGCGGCTGCTACCCGCGTAGCCTCTCGGGGCTCAGAGGTTCGATTCCTCTCCTTTCCGCAATGGGGTTCAAGCCGGTGTGAGCCGGACAGTGGGTTTTACGCCATAGGGTGGTATCGACCCTTGCCCCATCCAACGCTCAGTGACCGAGAGACTAGGTGCCTGGTTGCAACCCAGGTCTACGCCGGTTTGAATCCGGCCTGAGTGTCCAAGCCTACACTTCTGGGAAGCAGCGCGGCTGTAAACCGCTACTGAGTCAGGTTCGATTCCTGGTGGAGGCACTTGGCCCTGACGAGGGTCCCTAGGGCTAACGTGGTGCCTAGGCGGGATGAGCCCGACATAGCTCTCTTATGCTCCTCTAGCCCAACGGAAGAGGCGTCCGGCTCAGACCCGGTCCAGTCAGGGTTCGAATCCCTGGGGGAGTACTAGACGGCACGGTCACATAGGAACACGGAGCTGTCTGCGCGAATCCCTCGCGCTTAAGTGGAGGGCCCACCCGGGTGGTCTGAAACAGGGACTTTTGCCTCCGTCGTCTAACGGTAAGACTAGGGCGTCGTATCCCCTAAATGTCGGTTCGACTCCGGCCGTTGGCTCTCAGCCTGGTAGCCCTCCGCGTTACCAGGCCCCTGGTCCATTGGAGTAGTGGTAACTCATCTGCCCCTCAAGCAGATGTCCTCGGTTCGAGTCCGGGATGGATCACTTAAACCTAGAGAGGTAGGCCTGTGCGAGCGCTTCGACTCTTCCTAGCCGTGGTGCTCATGTCGACGATGGCCATTCCCGGGGCTCAGACGGCCTCTGCGGGCACCGGAGGGTGGTGCCAGGGTCTGAGTACCGGAGCGCCTGTTATCGACGCTCTAGGCGACTCTCTGACCGATGGTGGCTCCGTCTCGGCCGTGGATCAGCGCTGGACCTCCGAACTAGGCGCCTCGCTCCGATCGGGTGGGTACCCGGGTACGCAGATTTGGACCGGAGGAGCTATCCCAGGGTCGGCTACCGCCGACTACGTCTCCGGCGCCAAGTACTCGGGTCATATCGAGTTCACGTCGCACCAGCCTAACCTGATCACTCTGGGCTGGGGCACCAACGACTGGGCCGGTGGGATCAACCCCCAGGTGTTCAAGGCGCAGTACCAGCAGATCATCACCAGGATCAAGGCGCTTAGCCCGGATTCCACGTTGCTGATCATTCACATGCCCTGGGTGTACAATCAGAGCCTGACCTCTACCCGAGGCGATCAGGGCGATTACCTTCAGGCTGAGAAGGAACTAGCTCAGGCTAACGGGGCTCGGTTCTTCGGTGCCGAATGGTACTTCCCGGGCGATGACCCGTTCCTCTTCAAGACTTCTGACGGCGTGCACATGACTGCGCTCGGTCAGTGGGTGTTCTACTCAGCGATCCGGGGTTACCTACTCGGGATGTGCTGATCGTATCGGGGCGCATGGTGCGAGTCTGGTCTCCAAAACCGGACGCTATCGAGTTCGACTCTCGGCCCCCTTGCCAATGGCGCGTAGCTCAGCGGAAGTAGCACCTGGTTTACACCCAGGGTGTCGTGGGTTCGATTCCCTCCGTGCCAACTAGCCCCATGATCCAGTCACCAAGCTGGAACCCCGGGGCTTTCATACCCGATTAGCTCAGAGGATAGAGCCGCTGGCTACGAACCAGCGCGGTCGTGGGTTCGAGTCCCGCATCGGGTTCTAGGGAAGTGCCCTCTTGTACCGGGGCTTAAACACGTGGTGGATTCGGCCACCGGCCTTCCCGTTTACCTTCGTAGTTCAGCGGACAGAACACCGGTTTCCTAAACCGGATGCCGTAGGTTCGAATCCTACCGAGGGTACTGTAGAACATAGTTGCCGGTAAACTCCAGCGCAGGAACCGGACGCGCAGTACATGGGCCTATAGTTTCAATGGCAAAAACCCCGGACTCTTAATCCGTGAGATCCAGGTTCGAGTCCTGGTGGGCCTACAGGCAGTTCTGAGAGCATCTGCTGTACCAAAAGCTCTCTTCACGTGCCGGGGTAGTGTAACGGTAACACACGAGTTTCATACGCTCGGAGATGCGGGTTCGAGTCCCGCCCCCGCCACCATATGGTACGAGGCAGACGGCAAGCCGCCTATTTCGGGAATAGGAAATACAGGGTTCGACTCCCTGGTACCAGACCAATACCGGCTCCTCTAATGGCAAGAGACTTGGCTCTGAACCAAGCAACCGAGGTTCGACCCCTTGGCCGGTAGCGTTGTATGTAGCTTAACAGGTAGAGCACCGGGTTGTGACTCCGGAGGATGCGGGTTCGAATCCCGTCGTACACCCCATGCTGTTCGCGTGTCCGGTTGACCGAAGTTCTCTGATAAGGAACTTGTGCTAGGTTCAACTCCTAGGAGCAGTACTGTCCCGGGTGATCCTCGGGCGGGGATGGATAGTCGACACCCCGAAACATTTAAAGTCGGCTCTTATGGTCCGTTAGCTCAACGGTAGAGCACCATTCTGTCAAGATGGACGGTGCGGGTTCAAATCCCGTACGGATCGCTGGGAGCCAGATCCCTTACTTCTGGACTTGTCATGCGGGCGGCTTGCCGGTTTCTCCCCTTTGACTCGTTATTTTAGGAACCGGATTCAATGGGGTTGTAGCTCAAATGGTAGAGCACCGGCGTTGCATACCGGGTGAACGGGTTCGATTCCCGTCTTCTCCACTTGGAAAGCTCAGAGGTAACAGGAAACCGACACTCTGAGCTTTCCACAATGGGACATTGATGTTTAACGGCAAGCATGTCAGTCTTCCAAACTGAACGTACGGGTTCGAATCCCGTATGTCCCTCTTACTAATTCCGTCCCGTGCTCCGGCACTGGGGCGGCTTTTACTAATTCGGAGGTCTTACTAATATGGCTACCAGTGGGCGTGGTAAGGCTCCGAGCAGGAACACCCCGAGCAGGGGTACTGCCGCTGACAAGCGGCTCAGTGGCAATGGTGGCAAGAAGCCAGGCCCCAAGCCCGGTTCCCACAACAAGGGCTGACCATGTGTTGGTACGATGATGTGTGCCCGTGCACTGACAATGGTCTGAAGTCGTGGCTTGAGGCCAGGGCTGATGAGAACCAGGACGCTATGCGTCGGCTATCGGATGTTGAGGGCAGCCATGCAGAAGTGTCCTCAGTGCGGGTTCCGCAAGATCCAGGTGCAAGCGATTCGGCACCCTGACACAGGGAAGCTGATCCGAACACAGACCGTGTGCACAAATTGTCAGAGCGTCATCAAGACCACAAAGTCAAAGCGCTGGTGGCGCAAGGCTTGACACAGGACCCCAGGGGGTATACCCTCCCCCGGGTCTTTGGACGTAGCCCGTGGTGTTCTCCCGGCACGCTTGGCCCCAAAGCCCTATGCTCCCTCTCTGTGACCCCTGACTACGCTGTGTGAGGTGCCACCGTGAACGAGCGTGAGTTCAGGTTCTTTCTCCTGATCATGGCCTGCTGGCTTGCCATCGTGTCTGTGGTTCTGGTACTGTTCCTGGCATGACGAACTTGTACCGACTCAGCCTCATCTTCTCCGCCGTCGTGGCCGGGGTCCTGAACGGGTCCCCGCTCGCGGCGCCGGTCCTCATCTTCATGGCGTACCTCGTGTGTGTCCTGGTTCGAGTCGGGCAGCAGGCTCAACACCTGTACTGGCTGGAACGACACCCCGGGTACGTGGCCCAGGCTACGGAGGTGCTCGATGCCGCTTCGCTGGCACGTTAACCTCCCGGGCCCTGTGGCCTACTCCAGGCCGATCAGGCGCAAGGGCAAGAAGCCCGGCCCGCTGACCTCGGTTCTGATCTGGTTCATCGTCAAGCCCCTTGAGCTGATCTTCAGGGGTTTGGCTAAGCTGTTCACCGTTCGGTCACGATCGAACACCGAACAGGCTCGCTCCTTGCCTCACGGCTGGTATCCGTCCCCTCGTGGCTGGATCTACTGGAACGGGCAAACCTGGTACGACCTAGACGGACGTGCCATTTCCTGAGAGGAACCGCTATGACCGACGCACCCGAGATCGAAGACCGGTTCATGGGAGAGATCCTCACCGACTTCTACAAGCGAGTGACCGAGTTCGATGCCGTCGAGGAGTTCGCCCTCGTTGTCATGGGGGACCAGGACGGTACCTATCGGGCCTCTGTAGTGGCCGGTGACACGATCCTTGCCAAGGGTTCGGGGTCTAGCTGGTTCGAGGCTGTGAGCCGTGCTATCGGTCGTGGCTTGGTCGCCGTTGAGTCGATCAAGGAACAGATCAAGACGGCGTATAACGAGGAGTGATCGTATGGCAGGTACCGGAGGTTCGACCCTGCCGTTTGGGCCCGGCTCCAAGCTGTGGAAGTACTGGACCGAGGGAGCCGGGTTTGCGAAGTGGGCGGCGAGCCCGCACAAGTGGACCACGCTTCATCGGCTCCTGCTAGAGGCCGGTGTTCCGGCCCACATGGCAGCGGGTCTGACCACGAACATGATCCAGGCCAAGTTCCCGGGTCACAAGTTCGGCCACCAGAAGTAAATACTTGCCTGCGCAAGCAAGCTAGGAGTGGGCGTGGATGTCTCTGTTTTGATCCCATGGCGTGGTGGAGACATCCAGCGCGAACGCGTGTTCGAGTACATCGTCTCGGTATGGGCCGTCTTTTCCCACAAGTATGATCTTGAGATCTGCGTCGGCGAAGACGACCATGGTGGCCCGTTCAACTGCTCTCGGGCTCAGAACCGCGCCTTCAAGCGCGCTAACCGGGATATCCTGATCATGGTTGGTGCCGATACCCTACCTGATATTGCCGTTGTCAGCACTGCTGCTTCGTGCCTCCGGGACCCTTCGCCTCAGTGGGTGTACACCCGTGCCGGGCACGGATGGGTCCCGCTGTTCGAGAAGACCGCGTACTACTCCGAGGAGTCCACCGCCCGGATTCTCCAAGGCGCGAATCCGGACGATGAACCCTTCGACTACGAACTCCCGTTTTGCACGGGACCCGTAGCTGTCACCCGTGACGCGTACGTCGCCACCGGTGGCATGGATGAGCGGTTCTCCGGTTGGGGCTACGAAGATGCTGCTTTCCGACAGACGCTAGCTGGTCTGTTCGGTGCTCCGCCCGCGATTCCAGCAACGTGCCGTTGCCTTCACCACAGGGTGGATCATCGTATTGCCGTGTCACCCAACGAAGTGCTCATGCGTGACTATATCCCCCTGACCTCGGCTGTGTCAACCCGGGCCTACCTGGATCAGCGAGGGTCTTTCTTGTGAGCGACATCCAGACCTTTGAGTGGCCGCCGGAACTGCGTGCTGTCCTGGAAGAGTTGGGCTCTATCATGATCAGGAACCCGCATCCGAACCGTGAGATCGTTTTCTCGGACTTGGGAGACCCCAGTGTCGTACAGTCGGAACCGGCCCGCTAACTCGACCTTTTCAGCCGCGACCTGGGCGTACGCGCTCCGGGCCTATGGGCGCCGGTGCTACGTGTGCGGCGCGGTGGGTGTGCCTCTGGAGAAGGACCACGTTACCCCTGTAACTGAGGGTGGGTCCAACGGCCCCGAGAACTGTGCCCCTATCTGCGAGTCCTGCCACAAGCTCAAGTCCGAGCGTGAGCGTGTCCGTGCGTACCGCAAGCGTCAGGCCAAGGCCAAGCGTCCTACCGAGGCGCACCCAAGCGAGGGACTGAATCCCTCCTGACCGGAGGAGTCCTGATGGCTGCCCCGAAGACCGGCCCCACTGCCAAGAAGCGCGCCGAAGATCGACTAGGGCACCGCTCCCAGGCTGAGCAGAGCAAGATGGACGAGGTAGTAGTTTCCGATGAGGAGATCGAAGCCCTGAAGTCCTCTCTAAGCTCTGATCTAGCCCCGGCGGAGTACTGGCACCCTGTAGCCCTCAAGGGCTGGCAGAGCTTCAATGAGAGCCCTCTACGTCGATTCTATGAGCAGACGGACTACGTTCAGGCCTGGGTCACGTGTGAACTGATCCACCGGAGCCTGGACGACGGAATGTCGGCTGGCAAGGCTATGCAGCTCCGTATGTACCTGAACGACCTCGGGTTTACCGAGGGCGCTCGCCGAACCATGGATATCGCCATCAAGCGCGAGACCGAGAAGCCCGATCCTAAGAAGGTCGTGGCTAAGGAACGTCTGGAAGAGCGCCGCCGCACGCGGGGTGCCTGATGCCCGCCATTCGCATCCTTCCGGATCTGCCGCCCGACAATCGTACCTTGGGCTGGCAGGTCTTGGAATGGATGATCGATCATCTGGTCCACGGTGTCACGGGCGAACCACTGGAACTGACGAACGAGGGAATCGACTTCGTTCTCTGCGCCTACGCCGTTGACGACAATGGCCGGTGGCTTTATGACCGTGCGGCTCTGCGCCGTGCCCGAGGAACCGGTAAGTCCCCACTGGCCGCCGCTCTAGCGTGTGCGGAGCTTTGCGGTCCAGTCCGTTTCGGCGGATGGGACGATAACGGCTACCCGATCGGGGTTCCGGAGCCCGCTCCCTGGGTTCAGGTCATCGCCATCACGATGGAACAGACCAAGCCGATCATGGATATTGCCCGAGCTTCGTTCTCGGATGCTGCCATTGATAAGTACGGTCTGACCATCGGCATTGAGGCTATCGTCAAGGCCCACCCCGTCGATGGCGGAGGCCCGGGACGCTTGGCTGCAATCGCCAACAACCCGCGTGCACTCCGAGGGCCCAGGCCTACCGCTGTGTTCGCGGACGAGGTTTCCGAGTGGATTGCGTCTAACGGTGGCCATGCCGCCATGATTCGCATTAACTCGAACCTGGCCAAGAACCCCGGTGGTCGTGCTCGGCTGTTCGAGTTTTGTAACGCGTACGAGCCCGGCCTAGACTCTCATGCTGAGCAGACCTACGCAGCGTACGCACAGCAGATCGAGGCGTTCGGAGTCTCGCGAATCCTGTACGACAACCTTGAGGCTGATCCGGCCCTGAAGTTGACTGATCAGGATGAGCTGGAAGAGGCTATCCGCCAGGCCGCTGGTGACGCGTACTGGCTCGACGTTGAACGACTCGTCAACCAGGCCCGAGATACTGGTACTTCGCCCACGACGTTCCGTCGCGAGCACTTGAACCAGATCCTGTCCGATGATGACTCGCTTATTTCGATGCCGCTGTTCGATGAGTTGGGCCAGAACGTACGACCCCTGGAAGTGGATGACGCTGTTACGCTGGGGTTCGATGGTTCGCTTTCTGGTGATGGTACCGCGCTAGTGGCTTTCCGCCTGGAAGATCGTTCATTCCATCTTCTGGAGTACTGGGAGCCACCGGCCAAGCAGGATCCTAATTCGCCGAAGTGGCGTATCGATGAGGAAATGGTCGATGCGCATTTCCGTGCGTACATGGAGACCCTGTACGTCGTGGCTGCTGCTTGCGACGTCCACCCGTTCGAGTCCTGGGTTTACGCCTGGGAAAAGGATTACGGTGACAAGCTGGAAGCTAAGGCTTCACCGGCTGGGAATCTTATCCGGGATAACCGCTCGGATCAGCGTGGGCTAACGTATCTGTGCGAGGCATTGGTGAACGAAATCGAGTCCAAGAAGATTCGGTTTAGTTCTACGCTTTCGATGCGTATGCACTGGGCTAACGCTAAGCGTCGGCTCAATCGCTGGGGCTTCTCGTTCGGTAAGATCACCAAGTCCAGTACTAAGCGTGTCGATATCGTGGCCGCCTCACTCATGGCCTACTCGGCTGCAATGGCACTCGCCAAGGATTTTAACCCCAAGAAGAAGCCCAAGCCCGCAAGGGTGCACAAGCTTCAGGGAGGACCAGACTCATGGTAGAGCCCCGCGAAGCTCTAGCCGAGCTTCTGAAGGTATACCGTGACCAGTCCGTATACCTTGAGCGAGCCGACCGATATTTCCAGGCTAAGGCTAGCTCGGTAAACATCGGAAACGCAATCCCGCCTGCTTTGGCCAAGTTCCGTACGGCTTGGCCCGCTGTTCGTGTCGCTACCAACGCGTTCGCGGACCGGGTCAAGCTTGAGGACATCGTGTGGCCGGACGCACAGGATCGGGTGGACGAATTCCGAACCGACCTATCCAGTGCTCTGAATCAGACGGTACTGGAGTCTCTGGCCACCGGAACCGGGTACCTGCGTACCGTGGATCTGGGCGGCGCGGTGACGTTCCAGGCTGTCCGTGGGCGTGATGGTGCGTTCCTGGAAGACCCGGACACGGGCCAGGTTACGGCTGTCATGCGTATCCATCGACCGCCTTGGTACGAGAACAAGGAAGCGATCACCAACCCTAATCGGGTCACGGTGTACACGCCTGGCCAGTGGGCCACGTTCTCGCACACGCCTGAGGGATTCCAGTTTACGGGCAAGTCCTTGGGCGGATGGTTCGAGGAGAAGGCGGGGACGGTTCCCAATAAGGGACTGCTCATGGTGCCATTTTTGAACCGTAGTCGCGCTGGTGAGCCGTACGGCCGAGCTGAAGCAGCCGATCTGTACGGAATTCAGAATCAGGGTTCCCGAAATCTGACTAACCTCTCTATTGCTGCGGACCAGCTCGCGGTGCCTCAGCGTGCTTTGATTGCTGCGCTACCCGAGTCCATTTCTGATCTATCGACGCTCGAAACGTACATGACTTCGGTCCTGGCTCTATCGGGTGACGTAAAGCTTGATCAGTGGGCAGCGGCGCAGCTTCAGCCGTTCGTAGAGGCCGCAATGATGTACGGCCGTAAGGCCTCGGAGATCTCGGGTATTCCGCTCGGCTATTGGGGGATCTCCTCGGAAGCCCAGGGCGCCTCGGGTGACGCCATTCGTGAGAATGACGCTCGTGTCGAGATTCGTTCCCGCGAGATTTGCGACCAGTTCACAAAGCCCCTGCTTCTGGCCATGGTCGTGGTTGCTGGAATCCTGGACGTAGTTCCGGGACGCCAGGCCGCCAAGTGGGCTGATCCTTCGACCCCGACTCCGGCGGCTGCTGCGGATGCTGCGCTCAAGCTATCTCAGGTGGGCCAGATCAACGGACAGATCGTCGTGGATCGCGAGATGATCTGGAACATCCTCCGGGTCAAGCCTGAGGATCGTGCTCGTATTCTGGAGTTTGAGCAGTCGGCCGAGTTCAAGAAGCTCATGGCCGACCAGACCCAGCCGGAACCCCGTGCGGCTACTCCCCCGGGATCGTCTCCGGTTGTGGGCCAGTGAAGCCCGTTCAGGCCCGGCACGTACGGAACAAGGCGTCTCAGACGCTCTCTAACACCTTGGCCAAGGCTCTTCGACCCTTCATCGGGAAGACGGCATCCAAGGCGCTGGTAGGGCAGATGAGTAAGCGCACGGTGCCGTACGTGTTTGGGGCCCGAACCACGCTGAGCCAACTGGCCACGCGCCAGTACATCACGGCCCTGGACGGCGAGAAGCCGATCAAGCCCACGAAGCTGACCCGGTTCGATGAGAAGGTCTGGCTTCAGTCACTGGAAAAGAAGATCCTCCCGGAGGGTCTGGACTCAGTAGAAGTCACGGTGACCGAGGACCACGTTTCCGAGATTCAGCGCGCCGGAGAACATTGGGCGCTGGACGCGGAGCGCGGGACCCTGATCGACTATGCGATGCGCGATAAGCGTTTCGATGGCTGGGCCCGTATCGATCCTCAGCCTCCGACGTGCCCCTTTTGCACGGTCCTGATCTCTATTGGGCCGATGCGCACCGACCCCACTAAGGCGCATTTTCATGCCGGGGACACGTGTGAAGTAGTCCTGGTTCCCAAGGGTGCCACGGAGTACGAGGGGTCGGATCAGGTTGCTGAAGCCAAGGCCAAGTACGAGAAGGCTGTGAAGGCTAACGGTGGAAAGACCGATTTGGCTGGCCTCGTCAGGCATCTTAAGACCATTGACCCTGAAGGGCAGAATTGATCATGACTGATCGCGATATCTCCAATCTTGACGCCGACACGCAGAACTACATCAAGGAACTGCGCGAGGAGGCCAAGACCCGGCGCCTGGAAGTGTCCGACCTGAACACCAAGATTCAGGAGCGGGACAGCCTGGTAGCTCAGGCTAACCAGAAGCTGGACGAACTGAACGGCAAGGTTGCCCAGGGCACGGAGATTGCTACCAAGTTCTCCACCCTTCAGGATGAGTACGCCCAGACTTCGGCGGCTCATGCAAAGACCCAGCTTGAACTGAACCGTATCTACGCGGCTCAGGCTGCAAAGCTGGATATCAGCTTCGCGGAACGCCTCAAGGGCGATTCCCCGGATGAACTCAAGGCAGACGCCGAGAAGTTCAAGCAGTCCCTTGGTGGTTCGGGTGTAGGCCCGGCGACCGGGGACCGTACGAATACAACCGGCGCGTCGGCTCCGATGACGGAGCACGAAGGCCTCACCAAGGCCATCGCTCGCCATTTCGCAGAACTAGGAGAGTGATTCAGCATGGCCATGCTGACTTCGGGTAGCTTCGTCATCCCTCAGGAAGAGGCTGCCCCCCTGCTCACGCGTTCTCGTAAGGACTCTTTCGTCCTGCGCAACGCTACGCGTGTAGCCGTAAGTGGATCGGGTGCTACGGTCCCGGTCTTCACCACCGACATCGGTGGCGGATGGGTTAACGAGGGTACCTCGAAGCCCATCAACGACGCCGTAATCACGAATAAGACGATGTCTGTTCGCAAGTGGGCCACGATCGTCCCGGTCTCCGAGGAGGCTGTGACCGACCAGAACAGCATGAACCTTCTGGCCGAGATCGTTGCCAACGCTCAGGGTGGTTTCGGTCGCGCAGTCGACCTTCTGGCCATCACGGGCGGCGGACTCGCGGGCCAGTCGTACATCAACCAGACCACCAAGGCTATCGAGCTTGGTTCGACGCTCCCGGCTCAGGGTGGAATCTGGCGTGACCTGAACGAGGGCCTCAAGCTCCTCGTCAACGACACGAGCACGGGTTCGCCCCGCGCGTGGACCGGATCGACGTTCGACGCTGTAACCGAGCCCGTGTTCAACGAGGCCGTGGACCTGAACGGGCGTCCTCTGTTCACGGACACCATGGTCGGCGAGACGGAGACGGTTCAGCGTTACGGCCGTCTTCTGGGTCGTCCGTCCGCTCTGCTCACCCAGGTGAAGCAGGGAACCACGGTCGGCTGGGCCGGTGACTGGAGCCGCGTGTTCTACGGCCTGATCGGTGACATTCGTGTCGACTACGACAACCGTGCCACGATCGTTCGTTCGGGTACCACGATTTCCGCTTTCCAGGATAACCTGGTCCTGGTCCGTATCGAGGCCCGTGTTGGTGTTCTCGTGGCGGACCCCGAGGACTTCGTGAAGTTCACGGACGCCGTTCCGAACAGCTGATCTGACTGGAGCTGAAATGCAGGTACGCGCTAAGGGCGGCACTCTCATGAGTGGCCCCACTGAGGTCATGTTGCGAATGATCGCCCAAGGTGCGCGTCCGGCCAAGCTCCGTGAGAAGCATGTAAATCCACGCCAGGACCTGGGTCGAAAGGTCCAGGTCCTGGCCGTGGTCCATGGCTGGATGCCTTACCTTGCCGCTGGTTCAGAGCGCATGGTCCAACATATGTTGGACGCGCTCCCGCGCGAGGAGTTCGAAGTTACAGTTCTTTCGCTGGGATATTCGGATGGCCGATACCAGCCGACGCCCTACGTTTACCAGGGCACCCCGGTCTACGTGGGCTACTCGGCCCCGGTAGTTCCGGACATCATCGTTACGCATCACGGGCCGGGTGCCCGGGTGGTGCAGGCGTTGGCCCAGGACTTCCCTGAGGCCAGGATCGTCGCGGTCTATCACAACGAGCGGTACGACATTGACGATATTCAGGCTCTGAACGCGGAGCTTGAAGTGTTCAACACCGAATGGGTTGCCAAGTCTGTGCTTGGTCCTGAACCCGGTGGCGGGCATAAGATGGTCGTGCACCCCCCGCTGGAAGCGGAACGTCATCTGGTTGAGGAAACCGGATCGGCTGTAACCCTGGTCAATCTCCAGGAGAACAAGGGCGTACGCGTATTCCAGGAGCTGGCCCGACGTATGCCGGACATTCGGTTCCTGGGCGTGGAGGGCACGCACGGCACCCAGGAGAAGCCGAAGATCCCGAACGTTGAGTACATGCCTGTGACACAGGACATGCGCGACGTGTGGCGAAAGAGCCGGGTCGTGCTCATGCCTTCCGCGTACGAGTCGTACGGCATGGTTGCGGCTGAGGCGCAGGTGAACGGAATCCCTGTAATCGCCAATCCGACCTTTGGCCTGCAAGAGTGCCTAGGCCATGCAGGTATCTACATTCCCCGCGACAATATCGCCGATTATGAGCGTGCAATTCGTCTCCTGATCGAGGACAAGAAGCATTACCAGGAGCGTTCTGACACGGCTCGTCTCCGAGGCGTTGAACTTCAGGCACAGACGGAACGGGAACTGACCCGGTTCATTCACGAAATGCGGGGTCTGTCATGAGTCTTGCTACGGTAACCGATGTACAGGTTCGGGTAGGTCGTGAACTGAATCCGCTGGAACAGGATCAGGTAAGTGCCTACCTTGAGGATGCCGAATCGGCCATTCTGGGTAAGCTTCCGAACGCGCTGGTCAAGGCTGGAACCGACACGGTTTACGCGCAGAATCTGAAGTCTGTGGAGATCTCGATTACGCTTCGTGCGGCTCGACTCACGGACGCGGTTCAGGCCGCGTATCCTAACACTGAGGACTGGCAGACGCAGCCCGGGTATTCCCGCGCCAATGTCACGGTCCTGGATTCCGAGTGGCGCAAGCTAGGCCTGACCTGGTACACGTCGTTCACCCTCGGCCCGAATCTGGATGTTCTGCCCCCGGGATTCTTCCCGGACATGAATCCGGGGTGGGGGCCCTGGTGGGTAGAGGGGATCGACTGATGGAAAAGGTCACGCTATTCAAGAGCCTGGAACGTACCATCGCTCATTCGGACGAGGTTGATGGAATTCTTGGTGACTTCGGGTTCGAGATCCTGGGTCGGGCTCGCGCTAACTTGGCCCGGCACCACAAGCAGGGAACTCACAAGGTCACGCAGGACAAGGGTCGAGTTGACCACTTCGTGAACCTGGAAGGCCCGGCTGCCTTGGCCGTAGAGAACGGCTGGCACAAGAAGGATGGCGAGTTCGTTCGAGGCCTGAACATCGTGAAGGGGGCCATCCTGTGACCCTCATTGACGCTGTTCAGATCGCCGTACAGGCTCTGAAGGCCAAGGGTTGGGACGTGCACCCGGAGACTGAGGCAGAAGCCTCCAACATCTCCAAGAGTGCCATCTCCAGCCCCGCGTACGTGTGGGTCGAAGAGATGCCTTCAGGTCAGACCCCGCATATTCGATACTCTGATCGGCCCACCGTTCAGATCGTGGTGTACAGCAACGCTGGTATCTTCGAAGCTACCCGGCTCGGCCGTAAGATCTCGACAGATCTTCTTGATTCTGTAGGATCTGTGTTCCCTGCCGGGGGAATTCACCGTGTGCTCACACTCATTCGCCCTAGCCGTCAGGATCTGCCGGGGCTCCCTCCGGGCGTCGGACGAACCGTAGCCCAATATGAACTGGTTCTTTCGACTGAAGAGAAGTGGAGTTGAGCATGGCTCTCAACGATAATGGATACTTCCTTGTATCCCGCACCGTGCTGTACACGGCCCCCGTGGACACCGTAGCACCGGCAACTGGAAGCCTGGATTCCCCGGGCGCGGCCTGGACGATCCTGGGTCACATCGGTGATGAGACCGCACAGGGAAACGTGGCCTTCACCCGTGACGGCGGGGACGTAACCACCAAGGGTTCCATCACCAAGAAGGCTATTCGCCAGGTGGTTCAGCCCACCGCGACCGGCTTCGACGTGGATGTTTCACAGTTCACGCGCGAGGTAATGGCCCTGTACGTCGGCACCTCCGGCGGAACCACGTTCGGCGTGTTCCAGGTAGAGGGTGCCTCGGATGGTGTGGCTACCGAGACCGCTGCCCTGGTTGTCTGGGAAGACGGCACGAAGCGCGTGGCTCTGTACGCGCCGCGTGTTTCCTGGACGGGCCGAGACAACATCACCACGGATTCGATCGAGGATGCAATCGTCGTGCCTCTGCACGCGGCATTCCTGGACTCGAACACGGTGCTTGGACCTACGGGCAAGCCGCTCCGTTACGACTGGATCTCCCCGACGCTCATGCCCCTGAGCTGATCTAGCCCCTAAGCTCCCCCGGGCCTCGCTGAGTCATGGCAGTTGAGGCCCGGGGGATTTCCATGACGCTATCAAGGAGTAAATGACATGACCGCAATTGCTGAACTGCGCAAGAAGGCCGCTGAGAAGTTCGATGGGTATACCCTTGAGCTGGAGACCGGCACCGTTGTTTTGAAGAGTCTTCTCTCCATGGATGAGAAGGAGACCGCAGCCTTCAACAAGGCTCAGAAGAGCCTAGTCGAGCTGGACGACGAGACCACGGATGTCGAGGTTCTGCGCAAGCAGTTCGTCGACTGCCTGGTTTCGGTGGCAGCCGACAAGCGCCAGGCTCGTAAGCTTCTGTCCGGCGAGTCGATCGCATTCTTGATGGTCGTGTTCGAGGACTACGGCGCAACCCTGGCTGAGGCCACGAAAAGTGAAGGCGCTGAGTGATCTCCTCTCCGAGTTCGAAGACCCGTTGACGGCGGATTTCCAGCGGGTCTACGGACTTCGACTGGAGGACGCTGTCCGGGACCGGGAAGTAGACGAGATCTTGAGCCTGGTCAAGTGGCTTCCCCCGGGTAGTGCGCTTCACGCGTCACGCTCCGGTAAGCCGGGTCTGCTTCTGTGGACCCCGACCGAGGATCTTCTCTTGGGAATCGCCAACCTGGTGTTGAACAACACGTACGTCACGGCGCAATCCCAGAGTACCAAGAAGATCAAGGTTCCCAAGCCGATTCCTTCCCCGCGTGGAGATAAGACCACCGGTGATCGCCAGGATATGAACGCTATCGCACGCGGATTCCTGGACGCCCAGAAAGGCTAGCCGATGGCAATCGTAGGTGTAGCGTCCGTCCGTATCAAGCCAGACCTGAGCGAGTTCCGCAAGGAACTGAACGCGGGGCTCAAGGCAATCAAGGCTGAGGTGTCGGTTCAGCTCAAGCTGGACACGACCAAGGCCCGTGAGACCCTCGATCGATTCAAGGCCTCGGTTAACGGCAAGGACCTGAGCGCAAACCTGGACCTGGATACCACCAAGGCCCGCGTATCGGTTGCCAAGCTCAAGGCTGAACTGGATGTCAAGTCCCTGTTCAACTCGCTGGGAAATGGCATCCAGTCCGCCACCTCGAAGATGCTCACGTTCGCCAAGGCCGGAGCCGCATTCGCTGTAGTACAGTCGGCGGCTTCGACCCTTGGCCCCACTCTGATTGACGCCGCTGGTGCGGCGGCTCTAATCCCCGCTGCCCTGCTGGCTGGCGCCGGGGCCATGCTCACTCTCAAGCTGGGTGCCGATGGCATCAAGAAGGCTTTCGAGGGTCTGACGCCCACGCTGGACAACCTGAAGGCTGCTGTTTCGTCTTCGTTCCAGTCGTCGCTTGCACCCGCAGTGCAGAACCTGAAGACGGTTCTCCCGGGTCTCAAGACCGGATTTCAGTCTATCGCCACGGCCATGGGTGGAGTCGTTACTCAGGTAACGGCAATGCTCAAGTCGGGTGAGAAGACCCAGCAGTTGAACAGCATTTTCATTGTGACCTCGCAGGTTGTGCAGAACATCGGCAAGGCTATTGCCCCGTTCCTGTCCGGCCTGATCAATATCGGTGAGATCGGTATCCCGGTTCTGAAGCAACTGACTTCGGGTATCGGAGCGGCTGCTCAGAAGTTCAATGCTTGGACCGCGTCGGCGGCTGGTGGCACGGCTATCAGTAACACGATCACCGTGGCTATCCAGGCGTTCAAGACGCTTTTCGACATCATTAAGCAGGTCGCCGGTATCGCGGCCAACGTGTTCACCGGACTCAGTTCCGGAGCCGGTGGCCTCGCAGGGACCCTGCTTCCGGCCCTGACCGCCGTCAACAAGGCGCTCGGGTCCGAGGGAATGCAGAAGGCTCTAGGTGGCATCGGTAACGCTCTAGCTACCGTAGGACAGGCCGTAGGCTCGACTCTGGGCCCGGTACTACAGACGGTACTCCCGTTGCTGTCACAGGGCCTCCAGGCCGCAGCACCAGGTGTCTCGGCCCTAGTTCAGGGACTCGGGGAACTGATCAAGGGTGTGGCTCCGGCTCTCCCGGCCGTAGGCCAGCTTGCCTCCGTCCTCGGAAGCGGGCTCGGAGCTGTAGCTAAGGCTCTTGGTCCGGTTCTCGGACAGCTCGCCACGGTTCTGGCCGGGGCCCTGGCTCAGGCGATCCCGCCGCTGATCCCGATCATCACGCAGTTGGTACAGATCGTCGGTCAGATCCTTACGGCTGTAGCCCCTCTGATCCCGCCCCTGATTCAGCTTGTGGCGGCTGCGCTCACGCCCATCCTGGCTGTGATTCAGGCCCTGATTCCGCCGTTCACTCAGCTGGTTCAGGCCGTGCTCAAGGCTATGCAGCCTGTGATTCCGCCCCTGTCCGCTGCCTTCGTGGCGCTGGGTCAGGCCCTGGCGCCCCTCGCGGGCGCCCTGGGTCAGGCATTGGTGCAGATCTTCCAGGCTCTAGCCCCGATCCTACCGGCGCTTGTTCAGGTAGTCGTTGCCCTGGTCCAGGCGTTTATCCCGCTGATCCCGGTAGTGACGTCCACGATCAACATCTTGACCCCGATCATTTCTCTAATGGCGCAGATCCTTGCGGCCACGATCGGATTCATCGCTAACGGTCTCACGCCTCTGATCAAGATCTTCGGTGTCGTAACCTCGGTTGTCGGCGCCTCGATGACCTCGATCAATAACGTGATCGCCACGGTGGTGGGCGCCATTACGGGCCTGTTCTCGGGTCTTCTGAGCCGGGTCAGTTCAATCTGGGCTTCGATCACGTCGTCTATCTCGGGCGCAGTAGATCGTGCCAGGGACGGTATCGTCCGAGGATTCAACTCGGCTGTTGACTTTGTTTCCAGCATCCCGGGCCGTATCCTGGGTGCTCTCGGGGATCTGGGCGGAATGCTCTTCCGTGCCGGTTCCTCGATCATCCAGGGTCTGGTAGACGGTATCAAGGCAAAGATCGGCGCCGTAACCAACGCTATTGGTGGGGTGCTCTCCGCTGCCCGTAATCTGCTTCCGTTCTCGCCTGCAAAGGAAGGCCCGTTCTCGGGCAAGGGATGGTCGCTCTACTCGGGTCGTTCGATCTCTGAGGCTCTAGCACAGGGTATCGAGGATCGAGGAGGGCTCGCGGTGTCGGCCATGGAGAAGACCATGTCAGCGGTTGCTGGTGTCACCTCGGCCCCGGCATTTGCCTCCTCGGTTAACGCCGCTGTCTCGAACTCCGTCAACGCAGCCGCTGAGTTCACGGGTCAGCCCGTGACGGTTGTTGTCGAGGGCGACGCCGATGGTATGGCCCAGTTCGTCACGGCTCATATCGAAGAGGGCAACCGTCAGACCCGTCGATTTGTACAGGCACGGAAGGGAGCGTAATGGCACTCGCCATCACGGCAACCTATAATGACGATTTCGGCCGAGTGCAGATTTCGTTTACCGGTGCCAACACTGACGCGGATTACGCGAAGGTAGAATACTCTCGTGATCAGATCACGTGGTCGACCATCCGGGGCGGGGACGCTGTTCCCGTCTCGGGTGGTGCTGGCCACGTAGACCACTACGATGGGTATCTGTTCGGGGCCACGAACTACTACCGGGTAACGGCTGTCGATGCCGCTGTCCCGGGTGTGTTCGGTACCGGGTCCTTCGCTACCGCGAACAACGCGACCCTCAACCCCGCCCTTCCGGTGGGCTCCATTCCTACCGGCGCCAAGCTGGCTCTGTTCGTGACGCACGCTAACCCAGCGGCTACGATCGGAACCCCGGCTGGTTGGACTCGTCTGGCCGGTGGTGGGACCAATCAGGCCATCTTCTACCGTGATTATGCCGCTGGGGTTACAGCTCCGGCTGTGACCTTCGCGGGCGGAGCGGCCGGGGATTCCTGCTCGGCTCAGATCCGCGCATACACGAACGTAGCTGACCCAGTCCACGTGGCTTACCAGGCTAACGCATCGGCTCAGAACATCGATTACCCGGCCTCGTCGGTTCCGACCGGCCTGGGTGTCCTACACCTGTGGAAGGCCTCGGTATTCACCGGTGTGTCAGGGCTGCCCTCTCAGTACGTGGGGGCTGCGGCTGGTGGCGGTAACAACACCGCCGGTTCCAATGACGAATCCCAGCTCTACTACCACACCACTCCGAGTCCGGGAACCATTCCCCTGGGCACGGTGCTGTACACCGGTGGTGTGGCTGACGTATCCAAGGCTCGTATCATTCAGCTTCCGGTCCGTGCATTCACGGACCAGGGCACGACTTCGACCACGCCCGTTCTTCCGAACGCGAACACGAAGCCGTACTGGCTGATGAACCCGGGCAGGCCGGGCCAGAACATCCGGGTAGAGATTACCGGATTCACAGAGATTACCCAGGACGGACGTACCGGGGTGTTCGAGGTTGTGGGGCGCTCCGCGCCTGTCATCGTCTCGGACATCATGAAGTCGGCTGCGTACGAGTTTACGATCGATGCTGCTAACAAGCAGGCCGCTAAGGAACTCGCGGCGCGTATCGCGCTCGGAGATCCTATGTACCTTCTGGTCGGGGACCCGAACGCGGACATCGATACGTTTTACTTCACGGCTCTTTCTCTGAAGCGCACCCTAGATGCGCCTTTGGGTTCGTGGTCAGTTACGGTTTCAGCGCGCGAGGTTTCCCAGCCTGCTCCGGCAGTCTATGGATCTACGTACATCTGGAATGACGTGACCACGAACTACGCTTCGTGGACCGCTGTTCTGGCCGATCCGCAGAATACGTCTTGGTCGAACCTGGTTGACAAGATCTCTTCGACCGTGATTATCGTACCGTAAGGAGTTGTGAGGATGCGCCCCGTAACTGATTCATTCCTGAACACGGTTCGGGGCCCTCACAAGGCGGTATTCCGTGCACGGCTGGTTTGGCCCTGGGCAGTCGGGGTCAATCCGGCCAGTGCCGGTCCTCCTCTCCAGGTCATCGCTGGGGACGTGACCGTGGATGTCAACTCGGATGTCAATGGCACGATGGACGTCACGCTAGCCGAGCCATTCGAGAACATCAATTCGTACGCGCACGAGATCTATCTAGAGCGCGGAGTTCAGTACGCTAATGGAATTACAGAGTACGTGGGTCTCGGGTACTTCCGCGTGAACTCTGTAGAAGACACCGTGATCCGCAGCAAGAAGTTCAGTGGGTCCGCTACCCGAATCACAGGCGAAGACCGTAAGTCTAACCTGCGGGACGGGCGCGTGATCAGCCCTCTTCAGTTTGGGGCCTCAGCTTCTGTTGCCTCGGTCATCGACTTCCTGATCACGGATGTGATGCCGGGCGTTACCACGGTCTACGATTCTACGAACTGGCCGGGCGGCACCGCCGCCACGACTACGCTGGGTTCGGATCATTTCGTAGACCAGGATCGACTGGCTTTCATTGAGGAACTCGTCAAGGCGTACGGCAAGATCTGTTACTTCGATTACGCGGGCCGTTTCGTAGTCAAGGATGTACCCAATACCACGGGCCGCGCTGTCTTCGATATCAATGCTGGAGCTAACGGCGTGCTCGTCAAGGCGAGCCGCTCGATCTCCAGGGACGGGGTCTACAACGCAGTCGTGGCTACCGGTGAGCCGGTCGGAAACTCGGCCCCGGTCTATGGTATCGCGTACGATAGCGACCCTAACTCCCCGACCTTCTGGGGTGGGACGTTCGGCAAGGTCCCCAAGTTCTTCTCGTCCTCGTTCCTGACCACCGATTCCCAGTGCGGAACGGCGGCTCAGAACCTCCTGAACGCGTCGCACGGGTTCCCGTACTCGGTAACCCTGGGCCTGGTCCCTAACCCGGCCCTGGAGGCTTGGGACGTCATTTCAGTGACGTACAGCGAGGGCACGTCCGAGGTTCATATCATCGACACCATTCGGTACACGATGTCCGTGGATGACGAAATGTCCATCGCGACCCGCAAGCAGTACCTGTACTGAGGGAGTTGAAATGGCTACAGCCGCTGAGATTGCGGATCTGATTACCGCCGGAGTCATGGGCCCCCAGGGCGCTGACGATTCGGGTTGGCACCTTGGGCAGGTCCTTACGTGGGACGCGTCCACAGGGTTGAATTCGGTACGCGTGAATAACGCTGTACTCACCAACCTGAAGGCACTCACCCCCTCTCTGGGGACGGAGTACACGCCTGGGCAGTCCGTGCTGATCGTGCGCAAGCAGACCCAGTATTTCATCCTGGGCCCTGTTCAGGTGCCCGGCGCTTTGGGTTCGACCCCTCCCACCCAGGTTGATGGAGGTGGCGGTCCGCTGACGGGAACCACAGGTGTGTGGCGGGACCTTGACGGAGGCGCCTCGGTCAGCCCTACCATTTCTGTCAAGCTGTCCCCGTTCCAGCGGTGCCTGTTTATGTGGGGCGCTTCCCAGGTCCGATGCTGGGGTGCCTCGGTAGAGGCCTCTCTAGTGGTGACCAGCCCCGGGGGATTGAACCAGATCGCCACGCCGAAGTACTTCAATGGCCAGACCTGGCTGGTTGGAAACCAGATCAGCCTTTCCAACAGTATTCTTGTGGCGGGATTTAAGACCTTTTTTACGAAGGCTGCTGCGGCCAACGCGGTTCCTTCTCAGAGCCAAGTTATGCCGGGCACGAATGTCGCGTCTATCAAGTACAAGTTCTTTGTTGAGTCCGGGGCAGCCGGGGCGGGCACTCCGCAGTGCACCGTATCTAATCCCTGGATCCTAGCTCTTCCTTTCTGATCGGAGTTTCCTCATGGCAGGAACCACACCCACGTACGGGTTTCCGTACCCGACCGCCTCGGATACTCCGGCCGGACATACGCAGATGCAGTCCTTGGCTACGGCTATCGAGGCTAAGTTCATTACGAATGACGCAGCGCTAACCGCGAACACGGCACCCCTGGCCCGAGGCAAGGTTGGTAACGTCACCGGCAACGCGAACATCGGTGTAACCACCACGGAATCGGTTGTGTTCTCGTGCACGTTCACGGCCGTGGCCGGACGTAGGTACAAGTTCACCGCCGATTTTGTTTACTACCAGTCGTCCGGTGGTGCACCGATGGGCGACACCATGTACCAGAAGATCCGTGTTATCGCCGGTGCTACGCCTACGGCTACGGCTGGAACCGTGGTCCGTGGAAAGACGCCCAACTGTTCCCGTGACGCGCTGTTCCTGGTTGAGCCGGGAACGCTGACCGGGACTTGGGTTGCTCCGTCCTCGGGTACGTACGCGGCCTCATTCACGGTTCGAATGCTGTCCGCCGCCGGTGGTATCTACGGTGACGCGGATAGCAACTGGGAACTACTCGTTGAGGATATTGGAGTCTGACCGTGAATGCAGCTAACCTACTGACTCTATTCGGAGTTCTCTCGGGTTTGCTCATCACGGGCCTAGGAATCGTGGTTACCGTTCTGCTTTCAGTGCTGAACCGCAAGAATGACACGATTGAAAAGTTGCGTGAAGCGAATCTCAATTACCGGTTCGCGCTTATTCAGCTTGGGTCGACGGCAGAGGCTGTAAACAAGACTTTGTCGTCGCTTCCCATTCCGCAACCGGACGGGAACCCGTCATGATCAAGCTTATCGAATGGATCCTAGGCGCGGTGCGAACCGGCGACCTAGACGAGGAGAACCGCCAGGCATGTGAGGATGTAGCGATCTCTAGGGCTGTACGGGCCCACGCGGAAGTTGTGGGACCTATGCAGCGTCAGCGCCTAGCCCGTAACCATGTAGGAGAGGGGTTCAAGCTGGCTTTCGAGGCAGCGCAGGAACACAGGCGTAGGGAGAAGTGATGGACCTAGCTAACTGGATCACGTTCGGGGTGCTTCTGATCGGCGCTGTAGCAGGCCTGTGGACCTCGGTGGTGTACGGGTACCGGGTCAGGTGGTGGTCGCGCGGCACGGACGAGTACAGGCGCCATATCGGGGTCTTCACCGCGTCCCTGACCGCCGTGTTCTGGCTCTACCTGGCTAGGCCGTTCATCGATCCCGACATCTTCGCGTGGATTCGTACCCCGGCCTTCGCCCTTGTGGTCGCGTGCGTGGTGTGGCGTCTGGTAATCATGCTACGCCGACCCAAGTACCAGGAGGAATGATGGCAATCTACACGGAATACTGGGTAGACTACTCGGGCGCTAAGCGCACCGGAGCCCAGGTAAAGAACACGCGCGCGTGGGCAAACGGCCCGTTCATCACGGGCGCTATTCGGTATATCGACGCCCCGAATAATCTGGGCACGAAGCACACGAACAAGACCGAGTACGACTCGCTGATCAATGCGGGACTCAAGGTCCGACTAGTCATGCAGGTCAACACCACGGATGCCGATGGCGGATACAACCGAGGTGTGGAGTACGCGAAGCGTGCCAAGGCCGGTGCTGACTATCTCGGGTACACGGGCGTGATCTTCTTCACGAACGACCGGACCGAGGTACCCGACCCGCGTACGTGGCAGGCATACCTAGACGGGGCAGCCTCGGTCCTGGGCCGAGCCCGCGTAGGCGCGTACGGGTTCCGGAACGCGCTCACAGCCGCGCAGGGGCACGCGTCCGCGTTCTGGCAGGCCGGTGCGGAATCCCAGCTGGTAGATCACGCGAACTACTACCAGTGGAACAACGGCCGTACGTATATCGATGGCCTGGAAGCAGACGTCAACAAGGTCATTCGGGACTATGTCCCGGGTGGAGATTGGATTGATATGGCAACCAAGGAAGAGGTACAGGCCGCTGTACGAGCCGGTGTTCTGGGAGCCCTACAGGACTTCGAGTACTACAGGTACCCGGACGGCCGTAACCTGGTCGACGACGAGAAGCAGCAGACCGGAAGCCTGCTCGGAATTCAGGGCCAGCTCGACACCCTGAACAAGGCTATCCTGGCCCTCACAGCCGTTGTGCAGGGCGCACAGGTTAATAGCTAAGGAGAACACCAGATGAAGTATGCCAAGGCTGTAGGCGCCCTTGTGGCCGCTGTTCTGGGCGTGGGCGTAAGCGTCCTCATCCCGGGTATCGATCCTGCGTGGGCGGCTTCGCTCACCGGTCTTCTGACCGTGATCGGAACCGTGGTCTCGCCCAAGAACGTGGATGACACGCAGGTGCCCCCGGCTACCGCTAACCGCACGTACCTGGATAACTGAAAATAAGCCCCCGGGCCTTTCCCTTTCGGGATTGGTTCGGGGGCTTATCTCTGTTTACGGGTTGAAGATGGTTCCCTTGGAGTGCCGGATCAACAGTTGGCGAATAGCCTCCACCTCGGGGTCTCGGGGCTTACTCCTCAAAAAGGGCTCGGGGTGTCCTTCTCGAAGGACTTGTTCACGGCCTTGGTGATCACGTCCGCGAGTTCAACGGCGACGTACAGGGGGATGTTGTTGTACTCGGAGCGCATCTGGACCTTCAGGACCTGGACGCCGTTGGCGTCAAGGATAACCTTGCCCTGGGCCTTCCACGGGGTCGGGTGGGTGGGTTCCTTGACCGGTTCGGGCTTGGGGCCGACGAGATTCGTCACTGTTTCGATCCTTTCGAGGTTGAACGTGAAGTAGCCGTACGGGCGTTGCTTGTCATCGATCTGGACGTAGGTCATTCGGGTGTCGG